TAAGTGTAACACTTGTGGAATTATGTGTATAATCACTTGTATCTAATTCTGTGCCTTCTAAAAATACTTTACCCGTTCCTCCTGTAACTCCGTATTCGGTTTGGTTTAATATTGTTGTAAAAGAATATACATCTGGACTACCGTCTGTGGCTCCTACCATTACAGTCTCTACTTTAGAGAGTGAAGGTAAAGAAACACTAGGTATCTTTTTAAGGCTGTTTATACTAAAATCTCCATCTATAGTAATCTCTTTGGGTAGTCCAATTAAACTTAAAAAATCACAAAAATCAAATGTAACAAATTCAATAAGAGAACCAAGACCAATGGCCTCTAAGAACTTTTGAATTAATTGTACCCACTTAAGAAGAAGATACTTAGGCCATTCTTCAGCAAAGTTCTTCATTCTAGTCAGTAACCTTTCTATCTTTCTTTCAGCCATTTCAATATACTCATTGGTCTCTCCACCTAATAAGTCCATGATACTAAATCCAGCAATGTTTATTGACTCTAACTGTTCTATTAGCTCTGCCTCTAATTCTCTTTTTAAATCATCGGGTGCATCTTCTATCTGTTGTTTTACACTCGCGATTTTATCTTCTATAATCTTTTCTATATCTAGTGTTAGAATACTAGGTAATGCCGGTAGACCAAGTGCCTCCCATATAACATTAAATTTATCTATGAGTGCACCAAAGGCCCCATGTATAATACCAAGGGCTCCTTTAGTTAGTTCAGACATAAGATACTTCCATATATTTTCTGCCTTTAAACCATCTGACTGTAAACCAGAATCATCAGTAAATCTTCTAAACTGTTTTGGTATAAACTTTTCAAACTTTTCCAAATCATTTGCAATTTGAAGTTTTAATTCTGCTCTATATTCTGGGTCAGAAAAAAGTTTTACCACATCTATATCTAAACCAAAAACTGGAATACTAAAAGATATTGGTAATATTTTATTAATAATTTCCATAATCTTAACTTGAACAAAGATATGATATTCTTGAATCATTGCTTCTATTCTTCTTTCCCATTCTAGTTCTGGAATTTCTAAATTACCATATATAGGTTTCGTAAGTGATATTGGAAAGTTACCAAGTGCGTCTTCAACTTTATCTAAAATATCCATTATCTTTTTGGCTTCATCTTCATAACCAGATATAGCCAATAAATTAGATATGTTTATAATCTCTGTAAAATTATTTACCAATTCAGCCGGAGTAGGTAATATTACCTTACTACATGGTATATCAATTGTTGTTGGCATTATACTGTACCAAACCAAGTACCACCAAGTTGACTTGCTCCAGGAACTTTTTTCACTTTATCTAAGAATCCTATATTAGTTCCATCACCATAAGCAGCAGGGTTAGCCGCCGTAAAGTTTAACCATTCAGTAGATGCACTAGCTAGATTACTATTAAGTGCCGCTTCAATACCTTGACCTCTGGCAGTACTCATTTCAACATATAACCTACTTGGTATTCTATCACCAGGAACTCCAGTAACTCCTTGGAATTGATTTGCTTGAGTTAGTACACCTTCAATAGTATTAGGAAACTTATTTGACTTAACTCTATTTAAAATAACAGCCGCAACTCCTGCCCTTTCAGCTGGGTTTGTAGTGGCTTCTGCAGAGACTGCTCTTATAAGCATATCCATTTCCCAATCATCTATAGGGCTACCTAAAAAGGCCTCGACTGTTTCTTTAGTATTAGTTGCTGCATCAAAGGGGTCAATACCTTCTACTTTAGGAATATCAAAGTTTTCTACTGAAGCGGCTGTATTCATTCTAATCTTAGACGCCCTAATATTAACAGTACCATCTGCACCCCCAGCATCCAAGTTTATACTACCACCTTCAGTTTTAACAAATACATCACCACCATTGCCTGGATATATTTCAATCCTTGAGTTAGTTACAGCCAAGGGTGGGAGACTTCTATTTCTAAGTCTTATAAGACCAGCACTACTATAAATTTCAGTATTACCATTCTCATCCATTAATATTTCTGAGCTTTCAGTACCATGTGAAATTTTAATTTTTTCTTTGAATTCAGTATTATCTAGTTGAATGATGTGACCAGCCTTAGACCTATACACTTTATTATCCCAACTTGCTCCTACTTCACCTGGTATGTCTTTTATAAAGTCACCGGAGGGTGAATTTAAAAAACCAGTTTCTGGAATATTAGGATTTTCCTCTTCTTTATTTTCAGATTGTGTTGCAATGGAACCCATTACTAAAGGGTCTTGTGCTGATTTACCATCTCTAAAAAATCCTACTACCCAAGAACCAACTTCTAAGTGGTGATTACTACCATTACCTTGTACACTTGCAGTAGTTGTAGGCATCATTACTGTCGCCCAAGGTAAGTCTTCAACGGCAACTTCTTCATCATAAAAACCTAGACACCTAACTCTTACTCTATTAAGATACTCTGGGTCTTGTACATCTTCTACTATTCCAGTGAACCAAGTAAACTGTCCACCTCTAAATTCATCATTGCTCATCTATATTCTCCGGCACTGTATCTCTTACAATGGTAATAGTTGATAAGTACTTTTCAGCAAATGCGTGAGCAATTGAAATGATTAAATACTTACCACCTGCAAATTTGTCTTCTCTATGACCTACTTTACCATCTTTTTCTTCAGATACATACATTTTTAAATTAATTACTTGGCCAACCTTTAAGTTAAAATCACCTGGTAATGATATTACATGCTGATGAGATTTTAATTCACTTAGTTTTGAATTAACAACGTGTCTTTCATTATCGTGATGTATATTAGTTTTATTATCATAAGACTTTTCATTTGCTGAAATATAATAAGACTTTGCATTGGCATTTTTTTCATAACTCATTTCTTTAGAATGAGATTGATTATTCTCTAGTGATTTATTAATATTATACTTATATTTATTACTACTAAAAGTTTTATTAGATATATCTATTTTATGAGTATTAGATGCATATACACCATCCATAATTGAAATAAACTTTGAAGGTCCTTCAGTACTAACCATCTCGGTAATAAATATTCTCTGTTCATCATAAGTTGCTGAGGATTGTTCATCTTCATTAGTCTTTCTTAAGTTTGGTCTAAAGTCATATGTAAAATATTCTTTCTCTTTATTATCCAGTTGCTCGTATTCTTCTAACATTTTAGCATAAGACTTCAATCTTAAAACTCCATCATTAGTTTGATATAAAAATACAGGAGAATTTTCTGTAATAGAATATTGTTTTAGCCATCTCATGGCATTAAGTGGCTTTATTCTAGGATATATACCTTTTACATCTGGCCCAATTTTATCATCTATATCTAGTTCATCACCTTTGATGTTTAAAGTATTTGTAGCTAAATTCTTTATTAGTGTTCCAATCTGTCCACCAAATGCACTTTTTACTATTACCTTATTAGATTCGCACACATACTCAGATACACAATTTAGTACATAGGTTAAAAATCCTGGCTTTGGTGTTCGAACAAAGTTTAATATTTCTATTACTCTTAGTTTTAATTCTATTTTTTGTTCTGGGCCGGAAGGAGAATATACATTGCTAGGTGAAGTCTTTTTTACCACCACTGATATTTTTTCATCTCCTGTTAACTTTTTATTGCCTATAAAATTAACGGCATCACCTATTGCTATTCTGACTTGAAGTTGAGGGTCGGATATTACTTCTGAAATATTAAAAAACGCGACCATATTTGTTATATCAAATTCATCATCATTGTGTGGTTTTAATTTAACAGACTCAAGATGATACCCAGTTGGTGTATTTACATCTGGGTCAATTATATTACCTCTTCTTATATTCTCACTCATTAAGTAATCTCATATAATCGCTTTGGAATTGTTCTATGTTTTCTGGTCTTACTACTCTTAATCTTGACCTTTGGTCGTTAAGTGATATAATATGTTCTCTATTACTTATATATTCTAATCCGCCATTAATTAAGGGATTAACATCTGCCTCTGCTAGTTGAGACCTTTGTGGAATATTTAATTCATCAATCAGACCTTCTCTATTCGCATATAAAGGTTCATATTCATTTGTAATAGTATTATTAATATTACTAGTATTTACTGCGTCGGGTGATTCTGTAAAAATAATATTAGAAAATTCTCTCTTAGTAATTACTCCATTTGCATCTGTGACGTTTTTAAAATATCTATGAGGCGCATCTGCATATTTCCAAGCCATAAATGACTGTACTGAATGACCACTAGTACCACCTGTTACAATTTCAAATGTATTACCATTACCTATAAATGAACCTGTAGTATCTTGAATGATTAATTGGTTTTTATCTATATCTTTTTTAATTAAAGTTCCTGTCGCGCCAGATGTACCACCAGTAATAGTTTCTCCTAATTCAAATCTACCTGCAATTGAATCATTGTGTCCAATAACAATACCATCACTATCTACATCTGGTACTGGGTTAGAGGCAACTGCCCAACCATTAAATTCTTTTTCAATATAATCTTCTAACATTCTAGTACTCATTGGCCAAACTTTATAGCCATCATGTAAGAAATTATTTACTACGAAAAAGGTCCAATAATATTTTGGTGTTCCATATAATCTTTGAGAAACAATATCTGGTCTTTCTCCATCTTGGACTGTATAGGTTGTATATTGATAAACTTCATCTAGTTTATCGCCAATAGGTCTTACTTGTCTATAGATATCAACAACTTCTTGTTGTGTGCCTGTTCTATTAATATCATATCCTATCTTAGGAAAAAATTTAAAATAATTCATTATACTGCCCCTTCTTTTGCCGCTTCTGGAGTTTTCTTTTTAAAATCACCTCTTCTTAACTGTCTTGTTTCTTGGAAATTTAGAGTGATAGTAGTATCCGTCGGAGCGCCATCACTATGAAACATATTACCATTAGAGTTATATTGAGTACTCATGCTAGTTAAATAACACTTCATTAATTTTGGCATAAATTTATCATCTTCTTTACCTCTCTTAAAGGTAACCCTAAATTCGGGTGGGTATTTAAGTGCATAACCACTAGCTGATGCCTCTGGATACATATTTGCTCTAAGTGTTTCTTCTATTTTTAAAATTGCTTCAGAATCTGGGTTATTCACTGGCACCATTTTAAATGTAAAACTAAATGTTCTGATGGTCATATCTTCAAATGTAGCAGTAGTTTTATTATTAAATACTATCTTTTGCCTTGCTGTCGCAACAGACATTAGTTCATTATCAGCCCCAGCAGCCTTTAATACTGCTTGAGTAATTAGTGATGATTCTGCTACAGACATCTTTCCAATTTGGCCCTTGGTCTTGGCACCTGCATCCTGTATTACATCTCTACCTAAATTAGAAATGGAATCTGCAACACCAAAGTTCACACTACCATAATTGCCCGAATCTTCAATGGTAAAACCTGAAGGGGCAAACATTGCAATAACATCAGTGGCAGTTTTGTTCAATTCATCAAGAATCTCTATTAGAATAAAGGGAGCTTTAAGCTTTTCCTTTTTCTTCTTCCCATCACTATCTGGACTATTAGAACTAGAATCTTCATTTATATTTTCCAAGTCGCCCGCCTCAAGCGAAGTGGGAAATCTATAAATGTTGATATCGTTTTTGGTTTCGGCCATCTTTTTACTCCGTATAAATACTTATATTATTAACTAACATATAGAGTATTTATAATGGCTTATAGAGGGAAATATACAATTAAACGTAAAGATAAATATCTGGGTGATGCATCCAGTGTAGTTTATCGTTCATTATGGGAAAGACAAGCATTCAAGTGGTGTGAGAGTAACCCTAAAGTAAAGAGATGGAATAGTGAAGAGATAGTTATTCCCTATAAATGTAAGACAGATAATAAATTGCACAGATATTATGTTGACTTGTTAATAGAATTAGATAATAAAGAAATCATTTTGGTTGAAATTAAACCAAAGAAAGAAACATCACCCCCTAAAAAGCCCTCTCGTAAAACTAAAAGATATATCAATGAGGTTATGACATACATTAAGAATCAATCTAAATGGGAAGCAGCACAACAATACGCAGATCATAAAGGTTGGAAATTTCAAGTATGGACCGAAGATACTTTAGGCAATCTAGGTATCAAACTACTGAAAAGTTGATATAAATACTTATACAGGAGAAAAACTTTATGGCATCATTATTCGATACATTACAGGCTCAGGCATTTAAGGCTGGTATAACCGCTAGGACTAAAAAGTCTCAGACGTGGTTTCGTAAAAAAATTGAAGATATGAAGACACCTGAAAGAAGGGCTTTATTAAAAGATGATGCACTAGAACCTACTACAAGAGAATTAAGAGGTTCAATGTATATGTATTTCTATGACCCTAAACATAAAAAGACTTTGCCTTATTATGATAGATTCCCTTTAGTTCTTTTAATAGAACAAAGAAAGGGTGGGTTCTTAGGATTAAACTTACATTACTTAAGACCCGATATACGTGCTAAGTTTTTAGATGAATTGATGAAACTATCAGCAGGAAAGATTACTGATAAGTCAAGATTAATGAAAGCACGTTATGATTTAATTTCTAGTACAAGAAAGTATAAAGAATTCAGACCATGTTTAAAAATGTATTTAAGTAATCATATTAAATCAAGAATGGTAAGAGTACCCATGAGTGAATGGGAAATAGCAATCTTCTTACCAACAGAACAATTTAAGAAGAGTCAGAAATCCAAAATATGGGCAGACTCTATTAAAATCGCGAGACAGACCTAATGAATATAGATAAGTTAAAATCCACAATAGGTAAACGTGGTGGTATTGCAAAAGCAAATAGATTTAAAGTTATGTTTACACCCCCACAACAAAGTTTACTTAATATAGACCCAGGTGCAATTTTTACTAGTGTAATTTCAGGCGATGGTATTAATTTAAAAAGTCTTATTAATGACCCTCGTGATATATCAATGCTATGTGATTCGGCGAGTATTCCAGGCAGACAGTTTAGTACTGATGAAGTAACCATGAATAAACAAACAGTAAAAATGCCTTATGGGTTTATTGATGAAGATATCTCAATGACCTTTTTACTTACAAATGATATGTATATGAAGAAGATGTTTGATGATTGGAGTGAGTCCATTATTGATGATGACAAATATATACTGGGTTATAAGGCAGATTATACTACTGACGTTGTTATTCAGCAACTCAATGCAGATAATAAAGTAGTATACGGAGCAAAGTTAGAGGGTGCATTTCCTATAACTATTGCTCCAATAGAATATTCAAATGATGCTGATGGCATAAGTAAGCTTACAGTTACATTTGCATATGATAAATATAAATTAGAAGGTGCGATAGGGTCAGCATTATCTGGCATTGGTTCAGCACTAGAGATATTATAACATAATTATATTATAGGAGAATAAAAATATTATGGCATTACCAATTGTAAATTCCTCACGTTATGAGGTAACAATACCAAGTATGGATGTGAAAGTTGAATTTAGACCTTTCTTGGTCAAAGAAGAAAAGATATTAATGGTCGCTATGGAATCTAAAGATGATAATATGATTCTAAAGGCCGTTAAAGAAATTCTATCAGCATGTATATTTGATGATATTGAAATAGATGCATTAACAGCATTTGATATAGAATTATTATTTATTAAGTTGAGGTCAAAATCGGTAGGTGAAACAGTTGAATTAAAATTTAAATGTAAAGGTGATGATTGCGAACACGAAATTCCACATATAGTAAACTTAGAAGAAATAAAGATAGACAACGTTGATGATAAAAGAATCATAATGGTTAATGATGAAGTCGGTGTTCAGTTTGATTATCCATCGATGGATATAATTTCAAAATCAACTTTAAAAGATGATTCAAGTCAAGATGAACAATTAAAAGTTATGATGAATTTAATGGCTGGGTGTATTGCAAATATCTTTGATACAGATAATGTTTACCCATCTAGTGAAAGTACTCATAATGAACTTGTAGAATTCTTAGATGGTCTTAATTCGGAACAGTTTAAGAGAATTGCAGATTGGTTTGGTTTAATGCCAACAGTTGTACATAATGTAGAATATAAGTGTGATAAATGTGGAAAGGAACATGATTTGGAGCTTAGAGGTCTCCAAAGTTTTTTTACTTAAGCCTTTCGCATGAGAGTTTGGTAAATCATTATAGAACAAACTTTGCTATGATGCAACATCATAAGTATAGTTTAACTGAATTAGATAATATGGTGCCATGGGAAAGAGAAGTATATGTTGCATTATTACAGGAACATATTAAAGAAGAGAATGATAGAATAAAGGCTCAAAATAGAAAAGGAGGAATGTAATGGAAGAAGAATTAAAAGCGAGTGGACATCATCCAGCCGATGTTAATGGCGATGGTTATGTTACTCCTGACGAACAGAAAATGTATTTAGAGTTTAAGAGAAAAGAACTTGAAGATGCAGATGCAATGAGAGACGCCCAAAGAAAGATGGCATGGTTTGCTCTCGGTGGTATGTTACTATATCCATTTGCAGTTGTATTGGCAGTTCTTATTGGGTTAGATTCAGCAAGTAAAATTCTTGGAGATATGGCAGCGACATACTTCGTTGCAGTTGCAGGTATTGTAGCGGCATTCTTCGGGTCACAAGCATTTGGGAATAAGAAATAGTCATGGCCGATAATAAAAAATTAAGAGAGAAGAGGCAGAAACAAGCTGCTCAAATAAAAGAGCAACAAAAGAACAGTGATGCTGACCGATCTGAAGTACTTCAAAAAATGCAAGATAAACATAGTGAATATCTTAAAGATGCAACTGCAGCTATTAAAAAAGGAGATACTGTAAATGCGGCCAGATTAAATGAAAACGCCGCAATATTAAAGAAGGTAATAGATAAAGGTGGTTTAGGAACAACTAATAAAAATCTAAAAAGTCTTCTTTCAGAAATAGAGTATCAAGATACTAAAGCCACAATGGATGAAAACCTTTTAAAGGAAGAGAAGAGCAGAGAAAAGGCTCTTCAAACCCAACTGGCAGAACAAAGAATTGCAGCTGCAGGTGGAGTAAAGGGGTTAAATACTCTTACCGATACTATAAAGTTAGAAAATGCTAAAGAAGTAGCAAGAGAAAAACTAGGTAGAAACGAACTAGGTAAAAGATTAAAAGACCTAGGCAGTGTATTTGGTAGTGCAATGAACGCATCCGATATTAAACGTGCCAAAGAATTAAAAGAACAATATAAAATTGCAGACGAGACTTTAAAGGCTGCAATGGCTGGGGGTAATGAAGAAGAGATACAACTAGCCCAAGAACAAGTAGATAAACTAGATGAAACTGTAGGTAAAGAAGAAGATAAAAGAGAACAGTCAAAGAAGGCCGATATAGCTAATAGCAGACTAAAAACTCTTTCAGACATAAGCGAGAAAACTAGAGCTACACTTGTCGGTATGGCCAAAGGCGGTAGCTTTATAGGCGGAATCATTGGTATTGCAATGGCTATATTTTCACCAGAAAAGTTTAAAGATTTAATCATGCTTGTGTTAGATAAAGTTGTTGCAGTGTTTGATACTGTTGTTGCTTTCCTTGAAGGAGACTTTACAAAAGCTGGAGAAATCTTCAAAGAAAATATAAAATTCTTTGGTGCACTTATAGGTGGAGTACTAATATTCTTTGGTCCACAATTAATTGGTGCACTTATAGCAATGCTTAAGGTAGTGAAGACGGTAAGTCTATTTATGAGGGTAACAATATTCCCTGCATTAGCTTCTGCATTTACTGGAATACTGAGTGCCCTGGGTATTTCCGTGACAGGGTTATTACCAGCCATAGCAATAGGCGCGGCTATTGTTGCTGTTATTGGAGTTTTTGTTGGAGCTTTCTTACTACTTAAGAAAAGTTTAGGACCAGGTGCAACTATTATGGACACTTTAACTGTGGCCTTTATGTACTTTGTTGATTTCTTATCACTACTAGTAAATGGTATTACATTTTTACCAAGAAAAGTATTTCAGTTCTTAGGTAAGAGAGCAGCCAAATGGCTATTTGGTGATAAGGTTGATACTTCTTTCTTTGATTCTGTAGGAGATGGACTTAGAACCGATAGAGGTAAAGAGGCTAGAGAGAATGCCAAAGCGGCAGCTGCAGAAAGAATGAAATTAGAGGCACAAGAAGAACTTGAACAAGCGGCCGCAATGAAGAAACAAAAAGAATTTGCAGATAAGAATTCAGTTGCTAATACTGGAGATATAAGTCAAGAAGGATTGGAAGCAATGATGGCCAAATTTGCACAAGATACTGCATCTGCAAAAGGTGATTCAAATGTTGCGGTTACTAATACATCAACAACTGCAAATAAAAGTGATGTGCAAATATATATGGACACTAATGGAACTAGAACCAATGAAGCCCTGGCCGCAGCAGGTATATAATTAAGACAATAAAAAAGGGACCCCGAAGGGTCCCAAAGTTCCATTTATAATTATTAATTATTAGGAATCATTTGCAAGTTTTGCAAAGTATGATAGTGTATCATCATCACCACTAGAAGAACTTTCTACAGCAGGAGCCGCTTCTGCAGTCTGCATAGTTGGTGCTTCCATGACATCTGATACTACTGGTTCTGGCGCTGATACGTGTCCAGCATCCACCCCTAGTACTCTATTCAACTTAGTCTTTAATTCATCATAAGACTTATAGTTTTCAGGTTTAAGGAAGTCTTGAAGAGCATATAGTTTCCCATAAACATCTTCTAATCTACCTTCATCGCCTTCGTGTAGAGCACTTGGTGAAGCAAACTCTGACTTATCATAGTTTACCCAACCTTCTACTTTACGGATTTTAATTTTAAAGTCCGCACCTTCCCAGAAATCATAAGGATTACATGGTGTCTCATCTTCAAAGGCAGGTTGCATAGCTTCCATAATCTTATCAAAGATTTTCTTACCAAACTTATAAAGGAATACTTTCCCTTCATTCTCTGGATTACTAGGGTCAGAAACAACTAGTACATTACTTACATAATGAAGTCTACGTTTCCTATCTCTAGCAATAGTTTTATCTTCATCTCTACCAGAGTTCCATAGAACCGAGTTCATTTCTGATACTGGGTCTGGTTGGCCAATAGAAGTTAAAGAATTTTCGATATACCATAAACCATTTGGGCCTTTAAAGCCATGGTCCCAGTATCTCACCCAAGGAAGGTCTTCACCTTCTGTACAAGGTAAAAATCTAATTACGGCATAACCGTTACCAGCTTTATCTCTTGTGGGTTTCCAGAATCTATCATCCCCGTAGGAATTGGATTCTTTCTTAGTGGTTGAAACTGCTTCTGCAGCCTTTACGAGTTTATCAATAGATGAGCCTCGTGTGCTCTTTAAGTTAGCAAATGACATATTTATTTCTCCGTATATTGCATTGTATTACTGAATTATCCACTTTATTCATAATATAAGTTATATTATACTACACTTTCATGCAGTTGTAAACCCTTTTCTTAATAAATTTTTACATTTATTTCCATCAAAGTTTACGAATGGGGTATACTTCTTGATTCTCCTTTTAAGGTCAGGCCACATAATCGTGTCACTAATCTTATTGGATTCTCTTTCAACAAACC